GTTTTGCGAGGGGCTTTTTGAAGGTTTTACCCCGTGCTTCCTTAAAATATCTCGGACACCAGTGTCTGAACGGTCAAAGGCCACACATAGGTCACAAGTAGATTCACCAGACTGATATCTTTGTACCAATTCCAACTCTCTCTCTTGACCCAATTGTGGCCTTCTACCCATTCAAACCCCCATAACTATGCAGAAGAAGTGAATTTTTGGGAAATACGGAATACAATAAATTCTCCAGGAACATTAGTCGCAACATAAATGTCACAAATTACCGTTCCTGAATTTTCAACCTCTACAGGGTTGTTACTCTCATCACAAATGACCGAGAAAGCCGCTTGCGGAGAATCTCCCTTGAAAAGCCCTTGCCCATATAAAGTCAACATAAAGCTCTCGACAGACAGCTTGATCCTCTTGCGTAATGCAGCACCCACACTTTCAAACACAAATCCATGTGTTCCGTTGAAAATAGATGCCTTGAGGAAGTTGAACAGTCTCCTCACATGAATAAAGCGAAAGTCAGAAGGCGGATTCTCGAGAGTTCTTGCACCCCATACCACACGACCAGTCTGAGCCGTGTCGATTAATGCATTGACTTGTTTTGGATACAGAATATCAATCTCACCGAACTCAAGCTTTCGCTCTAATCCGACAGAGAAATTAATCCGACCATCCTCAACTCCTGCTGGCGCCTTACCCACAGATTTCGAGTTGTCTGTTCTGGCATAAATTCCAGCGATATGACCACCCGGAGGAACATTCGTTGGCAGGTCTGTCACTGGATCAGTGATTGTTATGTAGGGATAATAGAGCGCTGCATAACTACTACTGCTTCCAAGGGTATTAACCCTATAACTCTGTGCCTGCTGAGGTGTCATTCCAGGAGGAGTCGCAAGGATGATAAACCACATTCCGTTTCGCTCTGCCTCAGTCACCTGATCAGTCGACATCGTGACGTTTCCAGCCGCGTCGGGAATGGTAACATTCATCAATTCATTCGGCACGAGCAATGCGTACATTCCATCTCTGCCTGAAAGCAAAGTTGGGTCCGTTAACTCATTTCGAGTCACAACACCAGGCGCTGCGCCATCTGTGCCACCAGCCGCTGCATTCTCGACAATTTCAAGATCAGGAGACTTTCGGTAAGCCGCTGTTGCAATTGACCCTGGAACAACTACTGCTGGAGAAGTATGTCCAGTTTCAGGCTCTTGGATTTCTTGACCAGTTTCTACCCGGAAAGAAAAATGTCCTGTGGTGTAATCAATCACATTCAGATTGGATGGAGCAGTACCATCCACATCACCAATGAGATATCCATTGCCATCATCTGTGATGGTCCTGGTCTCTCCACTCACATCTGTGTAAGTGATACTTACCGAAGCAGGCTGCACAGGCGCTTCAAACGGCAAAGTCCTTACACCTACAGGAATGACAGCAGAACCTACTCCACCACCACCTGCTGTTCCATCTGTTGAACCATAATCAAGAGTAGGTGTTCCTGTTGGAATTCCACCATTACCAGCTGCACACCCTACAGAGCGAGCATAACCACTAAGTCTCTCTGGCCCCAAATCAGCATTGGAAGGCTCCACAAACTCCACGAGTTTCGAGCCTATATTTGCATTATTGAGAACATCACCAACATAACGACTATCCGTTGTATCAGTGAAACTCAAATCTTCAAAAAGCTCAGCCAGTTCACCATCAAGATAAACAAGGACGTCATAGCGAGAAAATGAAGCAGTTGCACGAGTATAAAAATCGTCATCACCACGTACATCTACACTAACAGTATTCGCCCACTCTCCCTCAGAACTCGCATTGTAGTCCCAAAGAACTTGACTGTAACAAACATTAATAGGTTGCTTGTTTGCCGGAGCAGACGAACCAGCAGAAATCTTGAATTCAATGGCTCCAGTAGTGTAATCAATCGTATTTGGACCAACCCCATCCAATGTTGTCGTGGTTGAAGCTAAAGCACCAGCCCCATCATCATAAATGGTAACTGCCGTTCCAAGGGGTGTGTAATCTGCCGTTACTGCGCCACCACTATCAGGAACAGCAGGAGTCCCAGTGGTATCGAATGACAGATTGAATATACCAGTGTCATAATCAATATAACCACGTTGGACACCCGCAGCATCATATAAATTACCAATGCCCTCTTGGGGAGCCGCCGGGGCATACCCCGCACCATCCCCATAAAGAATAGCACCAGCACTTACGAGTGTATTAATAACAACGGTACCAGGAACAATTCCCTTGTCGCCAGACACAACAATGCGACTAATAAGAGCATTATTGCCAGCTGCTGAAACACCAGCCACCCCATCAGGAGCAGGCAAAGGCGTTAAAGCTTGGGTTGCCACAGGAGTTCCCGCTTCTTGGTAGGTAATAGAAACCCCACCAGGAGCTGGTGTCACTGCCTGAACTGGCAAGTTCGACAATGCTGTTAATGCAGTTCCCCCAGAAGTGAAATCCTTCTCTGTTCCGTCACCTGTTCCAACTGTTTCTTCACAAATCGGATTGGTGAGTTCACCTGCTGCCTTTACAGCATCTGAAGGAACAACTCGAACGACATAAGCCCGTCGTCCTCCATTCGCAAAAAATGCATAGACATGAGTCGGAACTTGGCTGAGCGCCGTAAATGTTCCAAATTGGCTCTCAAACGATTGAAAACTTGTTGCCAGAGTGGCGACGTTTGTATAACCCTTGAGCGTAAAGCCCACGATACCCATATTACTCGTGGATACCCCTTGGATAGGGGCTAGCCCACCACGTCGCTCCTCAACATACACGCCTGGATGAAGTCTCTCCGCCATAACCTATCTCCCTCCGTCGCCGTGGGCTTAGCCTCGACGCTTTTTTATTCCTTTACCTCCCTTCTTCTCCTTCTCCGGCTGCTCCTTCACCTTCTCCTCGTCTGTATTCTCTGCTACAGGCTCCTCTTTTTTCAAGCCTACCACAGACGTATCTTCAGCCGAAGACTTTCCCTTCGACTTTTCTTCACTTTTAGGATGCTTGACAACAGGCACCTTTTTAGGCTCTTCCTGAACATCTTTTGGAATCTGATGAGGCTTGAGCGGGGCAACCTGCTTGAGTCTCCTCAGATGGGACACAGCAGACATTGGTGCCTCAAACTTCAACCGTGGAGTCAAAACTGTCGGACCTTTCGGGTCCCTTTTTTCGACCACAGGCTTTGGGCCACTTTCATTGATAAAAGCTGTAATCCCATAATCAATGGGAGAAGTTACTTTTCCCAAAAAAATCCACCACGCCACAACTCACCTCCCCGCCCTACGTTTTGGATTCTACACTGACATCCACATTTGGTGAAGTCTTCGCAATATAAGGATCATTAAAATCTAACTCTCCTTCACAACGAAGAGAAATTGTCCAACCAACCGTACGGTCAGCAACATCTGCAACTTCATCCAATGAATCAATCGATTCTTGGAAAGCATAATATCCTCTTTCAGCTCCCTCAGAATCAATCAAATAAATCTGGCCATAAGCCCAGTATTTTTTACCAACTTTTTTGAGCATCCTATCAGCTTGCCCTCTAAGACGAGCTCTAAGATGCAATTCATAAGTTATATCATAAGGATAAGCCCATGATTTAAACTCTAACGCAGAAGGCCCTTGCCGCCCATCCCCAGCAGTAACCAACCGAGAAGTTGCCGCTGGCGTTCTGTAAGCATACCCTCCAGGAAACCATCGCTGCATTGCTGGGGTCACCGATGTTCGAGCCACAGTAATGCTCGGCAATAACCCTTTCTGGTAAGCATCCTCAGGATTCTGCCATATAATAGGAATTTTCCCATTATATTCGTCAGGACCTGTAACCCCATCAACCGCAATCACATAATCCTGAACCAATTCGCCATCCAACTCAATCTCTACCAGCTCGCCACCCATGGTGCGAACCAATCCCTCATCAAAATCTCGAAGAAATACAGTGCCAGACCTAGCACTCATTACACCCCCGCCGACACAAGATCCTGGAATCGCCTCAACCTCTTCACCACCGAAGCCTTCTCATATGGAAGGTCTTCAGCTGTCTTGAATCCAGCATCCTGAGGACTCGACAACCAATCCTCAAGCGACTTCAATGCACGCTTCGAAATAACACCTGGAACCATTTTTATCGCTGGCTTCCAATGTGCCGTACCTTTAACAGGAGGTACCCCAAATTCATGACGCAAAACCTCAAAAGCAATATCGCGAGTAACCCGACGACCCAAAAGCACTTTAGCAACTGGCCTCAAAGGAACACCAAATTCTAAAAGTTCTCTACGAACTGCTGAAAGTTCACTGCGCCTTCGACTTTCTATCAATCGAGCTTCCTTCTCTGAAACCCTTCGAGAAAGAATGCTGGCCTCGAAACGACTCGGTTCATAAGGCAAGGTGTCCATAGTCCAAGGATTACTACGCTCAAGAACTACAGTAGCAGGCTCTACAACTTTTCCACCTTTAACCTTTGGTCGAACGTACAACACTGTCCGCTTCACGTCAACGGAACGAAGCTTTTGAGAAGCCGCCCATCCCGGTGGAAGAATTGCGGTTAACTCCCAACCCTGAATACTTGGAAGGTCTCTCACTCGCAGCATATCAGGATACCCTTCGATATCCCTTGGAGCCAAAGACTGGATAATCTTTAAGGTGTCAAAAGCAACAAGTTGAGGGAAAGTCTTAATAATAGCTTCCACTCGCTCAGGCAAATCACTAACAAGCTTCATCACCCTCTTGTTTTTAGGACTTTGCCTGACAGTCAATCTCATGCAATTTTCCCACGGAAAGGAATCATAGGAGCCATTGTATCAATCATTCTCACATGCTCATCACACGCACCCACAAAACCACCTTTTACACTCACCAACCTTGTAGCCTCTTTACCACAACGGAAACACGACTTCGCAATTGTAGCCCTCGAAAGAATCCCCTCGTACTCAGGAAAACAAAGTCCCGAAATAGGCCCTCCACAATCACGACCCTTCAACGCAAAACCACAATGCGTCTCTCCTCGATTAAGCCCAGCATGAAGTTTCACACAATGAGAGCACACAAATGAAAAACCTCTTGACATCAAATCTTTTGAGAACTCACTCATGGCCATTTCCCCCCCTGATAAATATTTGGCCTGAGACCACCCCGAACATACAATTTCTTGACCCTTGCCATCCTACTTACTTCCGCACCAGGAGGAGGCAAAACCCAAACAATATATTTTTCAGGATTTACATCTACCTCCAAAGTTGTTCCAGAAGAAATATCCTGAACACGAACTGTTCCAGTAGGAAGATCAACCTTCGTGATTCGACCTTTTTTTATAACATTAACACCACGCTTGGTTCTCACTGCAACCATCTGACCAGGTGTCAAAACTATACGCTCTGCCGCTTCATCAAGACGCTTGGCCCCAATAGCTTTATGCAACTCTTTTGCAAGGCTCATGGACCCCCCCGTTTAAAAAATGTAGCTACCGCCTTTATTGCTGCCGCCGCCGCCAAAGTATCACCCGCCTTGACTCTCCACGTTCGACTACCATCATTTACAACAAAATCATCCCCATAATCACGAAGTTGACCAACAATCCTTCGAGCTAAATTCTGCGCATCTTTTTTTCTTTCAAAATTCCTGCGAATCACTCCTCGCCCAATAATCTTGGCCTCTATCCTCCAACCATTCTCATCATGAAACAAAAACAACCGAGCACCTTTTGCCTCAGCTGCTTTTCTTCCTTTTGTTATGAATTCCGGGGAAAGAACCATCCCATGTTTTACGTGCATATCGTAAGGTGTAGGAATCTTCAAAGCTTCCTCAAGTTTCTTCGACAACATCATATTCGACTATGCTCTGTCTTTCGAAAAGCAACAAATTTACTCCGCTGCTTCAAATCAATCTTGTACATTACATAAGCAGCCGTCGTGAACATATTCCCATCTCTGGATGCTTTCACGACATCCCACTGCGTATTTTCTTTCTCGTACCCCCACGGCAAAACTGCCCAGAACTCAACAACATCCCCTCGCTTAGGATACGGTGCCTCTCGGTCCTCAAATTCCTTCCGAGCTACCCATGCAATGGCATCAGCCTCGGAATGCTCTCCATCATCTCTCGCCTCTTGTGTGATGTTGTCTGCCTGAGGAAAATCGATTGTCGCATAAACCTCAAAAGGCCCATTGAAACTCCACTCTTTTCCTTCTGCTGAAGGCTCCTTGTATAAAGGATCACGATTCTTTGCGCGACGAATCGAATAAAACTGGATAGGCTCTCCTGCAAGCCGTGCAGGCTCAGAAGCTATCGAATCCCAAAGCTTCCTCTCGTCCCCGCACCCCTCGTTACAATCTCCACCAGGGAAAAGCCTTCGCTTCGGCTTGCAATCATCGCCACAAAAACCCATATTTTACTGACCCCACACTTCTTCATACGCAATCTTATGTAAATCTTTAATGTATTTCTGAAAGGCCCCATTAAAGCCCTTGCTATCACCTTTCTTTATATTTTTTCCAAATGCCTCTAGCTCTGGATATTTCTCAATCCACACCTGAACAATGTTTTTTCCATCAGTTTGCTTTTTCATGTACCGAGCAAGAGCAACAGCAGCAGAAGGAATATGAATAATATTCCAACCTTTTCCTTGCTTTGCGACTCCCCAAACTCCTTTTGTTACAGCTTGAACAGTTTTCAAATCACCTTTTCCAGAAAATTTTTCATAAGAATTAGTTTCCACATCAATTTTTTTACGCGACCATTTTACCTTCTTTTTCTTCTCAGGAACTTTATAACCAACTTTTTCCAAATGAAGCTTGAGCTCTCTTAAAAGATCACTATAAACCTCATCAACTGTACGACCATCTGTATCAATTTGAGCCGTACCATGATGAAGGACTCCACCCAAACTCACATAAGAAGGATTAACAAACAAATCAATATTTGCACCACCATAACCACCACTATCCTTGAAAAAAATATCAATCTGAACACGATCTCGCTGAGACCCTCTCC